CGGCGGCGTGCGCCTCGGCGGCACGGCCACGGTGCAGGCCGCGCACGCAAGCGCGTCGATCACGGTCACCGGTCGCGGCGGGGTGCAGATCGGCGGCACGGCCCGGCGGGTGACCGTGGAGATGGTGACGTTTCCTGGCGGGTTCGATAGCTACGACAGCATTCGCTGGTTCGCGCCCATCCAGGCGGCACAGATGAGCGGCCGCGGCGGGATCACTGTGGGAGGCGCGGCCGACGTGATGGTTCGGCGGGCCGATCCGCTCGACGAACTCGACCTGCTCGGATTACTGGATGCCGCGTAACGGGAGCGTGGTGACATGAGTAGCAACGGGAACGGCAAAATCCATCCCTTCGGCGGTAAGCCTGCGGCGGCGGTGCCGATCGTCGGCCAGCCCTTCACGCTGAAGGGCTGGTGGATGCAGTTGCTGGTGACGTGCAATTGCTCGGCCCGACCCGAGCCGTTGCTGATCATCGGGCAGGCCGGTGCGGCGAGTCCCGCGTGCCCATCCTGTGGCCGGCAGATCGTGCTGCAGGGGTTGAAGGCCGACGCCGCTGGCCAGCTCCAGTTCCAGATCGGCGCGACGGTCCCCACGCCTGATGGTTCACTCTCAGCAGGAGAACGGTCCGATGTCTGATCAGCCTGTTCGTCGGGTCTCCCGGTTCGTGCGCAATCATCCGTGGGCGATCACGGAAGACAAACTCGACGCAATCTGCGAGGTCATCGACGCCCGCATGCGGGGCGTGACGCTCTCCGACGCGGAGATCCAGGCCCGGATCGGCGCCGGGCCGACGCGCACGCGTGACACCGCGATCATGAACGCGGTGGCCGTCGTGCCCTGCTACGGCGTGATCTCGCGCCGGATGAACATGATGACCGCCATCAGCGGCGGCACGTCGACGGAGCAGTTCATCGGCCAGGTGCAGCAGGCCGTCGCGGAACCGGCCGTGAAAGCCGTCGTCATCGACTGCGATTCACCCGGCGGGACGGTCGACGGGCTGATCGAGGCGAGCGATGCGCTGTTCGAGCTGCGCGGCCGCGGCGGCAAGCGGATCGTTGCGGTCGCGAACGTCTGTATGGCGTCCGCCGCGTACTGGCTGCTCTCGCAGTGCGACGAGATCGTTGGCACGCCCAGCGCCATCGTCGGGAGTATCGGCGTCTACGTCGTCCACGCGGACGAGTCGGCCGCGAACGAGAAGGCTGGCTACAAACCGACCTACATCAAGGCCGGCCAGTACAAAGCGGAAGGCAACCCGGACGAGCCGCTGAGTGACGACGCCCGTGCGTACCTGCAGAAACAGGTCGACACGCGGTACGGCGAGTTCGTCAAAGCCGTGGCCCGCGGTCGCAACGTCTCGGTCGCCACGGTCGAGAAGACGTACGGGCAGGGCCGCGCGCTCTTCGCCAAAGATGCGCTGGCCGCGAAGATGATCGACCGCATCGCCACACTCGACCAGACGATCGCGCAGCTGATGAACGAGTCCGGGTCCGCACGCGTGCGCGGGCAGGTCGCGCTGGACTCGACGGCCATGTACGCCGGCGTGATCCCGAAGGACGTCTCCGAGAAGCTCGCGCCAAAGGACACGCCCTGGTCGGCCCTGACGCTGTCCGACTTCACCGACCAGCCGTGGGACTCGCTCAGCGACGGCGAGAAACGGCACATCGCCGGGCACTTCGCCTGGGCCGCCTCGATGCCGCCGGAGACCTTCGGCGATCTGAAGCTCGGACACCACCGGCCGAGCGATGGCGCCGTGGTGTTCCGCGGCGTCACGGCGGCGCTCGGCCGGCTGGACCAGACGAAGCTGCCGGCCGGCGATGCGGCGAAGGTGCGGGCGCACCTCGAGCGGCACCAGGCGGCCTTCGAGAAACAGGACGCGAAGGGGTCCGCCGCCCGCGCCGCCGAGCCGATGGATGACGAGCTGTGCGACGACGACCCGGATGATGCACCGGTAATGCCGGTGAACGGCGTCTGCCCGGATGGCTACGCGCTCGGCGAGGACGGGGTCTGCCATCTCGTCGACGCGCCGGACGAGGAAGACGACGAGGCGAAGCGGGCAGCGGCCGATGCGGAGGCCATCGCTGCAGTGATCAGCAGCGAGGCCAGCTCGTGAATCACGGTCGCGGCGAAGGGATGGCCGTCCTGCGACGTCGCCGCGGTCGGCCACCGCTCGTCTCCGGCGAGGCGACAGTGCCGGCGACGGTGAACTTGCCGGCGTCTGTCTACGACCGACTGGCTCGGCGCGCCGTGCGCGAAAACCTCGATCTCTCGAAGCTCCTGCGGCGCGCCCTGACCGAATATTCCAACGAAAAATCGACAGGCATCGGCGGCGTAGTTCATCCTGACGTCATTCAAGCGCACGGCTGACGCGTTCACGCCCCTCTGAGAGCGGGCCACGCGCCGGTAACACAACGCAGCGGCTTCTGAGAAGCGCGCGGTTGTTCGGGTTTAGGCGGACAGATGTCCGTTGAACGCGACAGCCGTGCGCTTTTCCATTTCTGGAGCCGCGAAGATGAATCTGAAGGCACTCCGTCAGCGCGCTGCGGACCTCAAGGCCGAGATCACCAAGGCGACCAAGGCGCGGGCCGATCTCGGCACGGCGGCGGTCGCCGAAAAGCGTTCACTCACCGACGAGGAGCGCGCCAAGTTCGTGGCGATGGGGCCGCAGATCGAGGCCCTGCAGGCGCAGCTCGCCGAGAACGCGGAACTGCTCGCCGCCGCGGAAGCGGCGAACGAAGCCGACCGGGCGTTCGCGGCCGACCGTGGGACGGTCGACCCGGATGCGCAGGCGGCCGCGGCCGCAGCTGGCGCCGCCGGCGTCAGGCTGGCAGTGGGCGAGAGCGCCGAAGACAAGGCCATGAAGGCGCCCGGGTTCTTCGGTCGCGCCCTCCAGGCCGTGCGTCGCGCGGCGATTCGCGAGACGGCGGCCGGCGACGACAAGCTCCTGCGGATGCTCGCCGGACCGACGGGCATGAACACCGACGTGCCATCGGATGGCGGCTTTTTGGTCGCGCCGGAGCGATCGACGTCGATCATCCAGCGCATGTATGACACCGGCGAGATTGCGAGCCAGGTGTTCCGCCTCCCGATTGGGGCTGGCTCGAACGGCATGCTCCTGCGCGCGGTCGATGAAACCAGCCGAGCTGACAACAGCCGCTACGGCGGCATCGTCTCCGGCTGGCTCGGCCAGGGCAACACGCTCTCGGCCGGCAAGCCGAAGTTCCGCCTGATGGACCTGAAGCTCCGGAAGGTGGGCGCGTTCGTCTACACGACCGACGAGCTCCAGGTCGACGCCATCGCCCTCGAGGCGTGGATCAACAAGTACCTGCCGCTCGAGCTCACCTTCCGAACGGAAGACGCGATCGTCAACGGTGACGGCTCGAACAAGCCGGCGGGCATCGTGAACAGCGGTGCCGCGGTGACCGTGTCGCGCAATACCGCGTCGCGCGTGCTCTACGAGGACGTGTCGGCGATGTGGGCGCGGATGTGGGCGCCGCTCCGCAAGACCGCCGTCTGGATGGTCGACCAGAGCGTGGAGCAGCAGCTGGAGCAGCTCTCGATCGCGATCGGCACGGCTGGCGTGTTGGCCCCGATCTACAAGCCGGCCGGCACGACCTTCGGTCCGGATGGCACGCAGGGCTACTCGCCGGCGACGCTCTACGGGCGGCCGATTCTGACGACGGAGTACGGCGCGGCGCTCGGCACCGTGGGCGACATCATGCTCGTCAACTTCGGCGAGTACACCGTGATCGACAAGGGGCCGGTCGAGCAGGCCGTATCGCTCCACGTGGCCTTCCTGACCGACGAAGCCGTCTACCGGTTCATGTATCGCGTCGACGGGCAGTGCAGCTGGAATGCGCCGTTGACGCCGAAGAACGGCGGCAACACGCTCGCGCCGGTCGTCACGCTCACGTAAGCGCCGTTCTGAGAGCCGAAGGAGAGACTGCTCATGTCGCGTATTTCCGAATCTCACATCCTGATCCCCGTGATCGAGGCCAAGGACTACGGCTCGGCGGGGATCGACTTCGACAGCGTGCACATCGGTCGGCTTGACGCACTCTCGTTCGCGATCAACTTCGGGGCGCTCACGGGCAACTCGGTGCTGACCGTGAACACCGGCGCGACCGAAGGCACGAAGACGACCGCGATGGCGTTCAAGTACCGGATCGGTGGCGGGGCCTTCAAGGCCGCCAGCGCCGACATCCTCGGCGATCCGGTCGCCGTGACCGCGGCGGGGCTGACCCTGACCGCCGGCACGTTCCAGCACAAGCTGGTCGCGATCGAGATCGACGTCGACGCGATGACCGACGGGCAGCCGTGGGTGACCGTGGCGATCGACGCGACCGCCACCGTGCTGAACGT